CAATCGAATAATTCATCGCCGGGGCATTGTTCATAATTGTTCAATGTAAAACACCAGTTTCTAGCTCTCGCCATTTGTCTTTAACAGTACGACACAAATAATATAATGAGCATATTACACCGTCGTCAACTCGCACCGTCAGGGGAAAGAGCGGGAAATTCAAATATTTGAATTGGCACCGCGGGAATAATTAAGATGGCGAATTAAGATGGCGAACTTCAATTTAAATGGAAGAAACACAGCCACAAGAAAAGTACGGGGGAGGGTGGGGCCCCTTCAGGGGTGCCCGTACCCGGCAAGCGACCAGAGGGAGTGCGCAGGCCCTCTAGGGCCGGAGTTATGTGGAGAGGCCCTTAGGCCGGACACATTTACCGTTAACGGTTATATATTTTTGGCACAGAGGTTGAGCCAGTATTACCTCAACCACTTCTGTACCAAGGTTCAGATGTGAAATTTTTTGTGCACTAGGTATTATATTACTATAATGGCTTACAATAAGCGCAAGCGTCAGACTACGATCCCGTTCCGTTCTCGTAAGAAGCGGACTACCAGCTATAAGAAGAAGAAGTCTTCTTATCGTCGCCGCGGTATCCCCGCCGGTATTGTTTCTAACACTAAGATTTTCAAGTTGCGATACAACACTGTTGTTACTCTGAACTCCGGTATTGGTACAATTGCCGAGCACGTATTTCGTGCTAACTCTATCCATGATCCTGATTGGACAGGAATTGGTCATCAGCCCTTGGGTCATGATGAACTAGCTACACTCTACGAACACTATGTTGTTATGGGTTGTCGTATGACAGCCGTTGTTGTTTCTCCGGGGAACACCGTGTCAACTGACTCTGGTGTTTGTGGTATCTATACTCATGATGATACTGCTGCCCTAACGGGTACCCGTGAGACTCTTCTAGAACAACGTAATGCCAAGTACAAGTATTATGGCAACTCTCAAGGAACGCGAAGCACCGTTACACTGAAGAAGGGATTCTCCGCGCGCAAGTTTTTCGGCAAGGAGATTATGCAAGAGAGCAACTATGGTGCTCAATTCGGACAGAACCCGAACTCTCAAGCCTATATTCATCTCTGGGCCGCGTCACTCGACGGAGCCGATGCCGGCATTATGAACGTCAACGTTACTATTGATTATGTTATCAAACTCACCAAACCCATCAAACTTGCACAAAGTTAGATAAAACAACATTTTTATTTTTTAAAAAATACTATTATTAAAATGTACAATCTTTGTTATCCTTCGTCGCAACGCTAGTCTGTGCTCCGCCAGTGCATTACCATACCAGTCATCAAACGGGATATTACTCGTCAGGAAAAACCGCTTGGCCACCAATTGTTTGAACGAGCCTTTGACAGGAACCTGCATAGGGTAGCGGTCTAATGTACGCAATAATTGCGTTAATGGCATATCGCATGCGAAGTCGTCTATAATAACGTCTTCATGGTACTGATATCCATCCCACCAATCACCGGCTGGCTTCATGTACGGGTTCTCACACTCTTCGAACGCTTTACGTGTTTTCCCGGTACCAGTTGGTCCCCAGTGAACATACACTTCAGGCACCCAGTCTCGCGGTGCCACCTTTAGGTCCATGTACATCGCAAATCCTTTGTGATATTTTATAAATGGCACGAAAAAATCATCCGCTATCTCGGCCATGTTTGCTCCTGCATCCATAGCTTCCTTCACTGCAAGTAGATCATTCCTTTTGCCTTGTTGTTTTGGTTCGCCAAACTCCCAAGGTCCATTGGTACGTGTATCTTCTTTCTTGCAATAGTCTATCGCTTGCTCTTGTGTCCCTCTCCTCACTTCCCAGTGAGCGGTGGGCAATAGCTTCTTTAGTCCTGACAGTCTCTGTGCTTTGTCAAATTCTGCATATCCTTGAAAGTGCGGGGTCCCTGACTCACCCGCCTCTTGTTGGTATATCATATAGCTGCAATCGAATAATTCATCGCCGGGGCATTGTTCATAATTGTTCAATGTAAAACACCAGTTTCTAGCTCTCGCCATTTG